AACAGGAACAGTATTTGCACAATTAGATGGTGATTTAGATAAAGTATATCTAACAGCTTATTCATCTGTTGGACAAGATGTTAATGGTGGTAATGGAACTTTTTTAAACATTAAATTATTATAATGGAATTAGAAGACGCAGCTAATTTATTAAAAAGTATAGTTCAAAAAACTCTTAAAGCAAACATATATAGATTTGGGTTTGCTGACTATACTGGTTTAGGAAACAAGACTGCTTCTTTTGGTTTATACAATTCTATTTTAACTTCTATTAAAGAAACAAAAACAGAAGTTGTAATAAATTTGGCGATGATAGAATATGGACAATATGTTGAAACTGGTAGAATTGCAGGAAAAAAAATGGTTCCATTAAACGCAATAATAAGATGGATTAAAAGTAGAAGGTTAAAACCTAAAGACGATAAATCTATTGAAAGTATGGCGTGGGGAATTAGAACAAACATTCAGAAATTTGGGATACGTCCTAACGGACAACAAGGTAAAGGATTTTTAGATATATCTTTAAACCAATTTATGAATGATAAACAATTAGATAGTCTAATTCTTAAATGGGCTGATAAACAATTAGATATTAGATTAAATAAAATATTATATTAAGATGAGTTTTGGATACGCACAATTATATTCTAATGGGTTAAATGATAATTCCCAAATAAGGCGCAGCACGGACATGGTTTATCAAAGGGGTGGAACTTATAAGGTTGTACTCACAGGGACGACTAATGAACCTTCTATGCAGCTTGTAGTGGATTTATTTGCTAATGGTAATAAAGTTGGTAATATGGCTTTGGTTCCATATTCAATTACTCAATCAGGTGCAACTTATTATTATACATTTGGCATTCGTCCTTACTCATACTTGCAAAACTATTTGCAAACAGAACATTATCAATATTATTGGTACAGGGATTTTAATTCAACCAATCAATTGATAAACTACAACAACCCATATCCAAATTCATTACAAGTTAATTTCAAATATTGTTATAGATACTATGCGGGATTAACATATGTCTATGAAAATAACTTTACAACACCTTTAAATGATTATAACCATTTTACGTACATTCCTGAAAGTATTAATCCGACTGCCTATGTACCAGCAACTTATGTATCTACTGGTAATTTGTTTGACTATATTGGCGGTGCTTTTCAATTAGATAATAACTTTATCTTACAAAACTTCGACCAAGAAATTGGTACAATTATAGGTACAGGATTTACTGCAGATACCATGAATATGTATCATGGACAATCACCTATCAGTCAGTTTTTATTAGACTTACCAACAGTACCGGAACAATCACAAACAGGAAGATTTTTAACTGACGCACCACGCATTCAATATATACAATCTACAGAAAATTACGTATTATATTATCTTAACGGACAAACCGGAGATAGACAAGTGATAGAAGCAGATTATGCAGTATTTGAATTTTATGATGTTACTAATACAAAGGTTGGTACATACAATCAAGAGTTAAATCTTTCTGGTAGTACGTATGCATCACCAACAGGATATACAGACAACTTAAAGATATTTGCATTACCTGTCGGTCCTAAAGATGTAACTAACTTATATACTGATATAGATTGGGATACAGTTGCTTACTACCGCGTTCAATTATATTATTCATATCCAACTTCAAATAGTAGAAGACGTACAGTAGGACCTATTGGACCTATATCAGAAACATTCTATTTTTATCTATATACAAACTGTCTTCCTGAAAGTACAAGAATTTGTTGGTTAAATGATAATGGAACTTACGATTATTTTACATTCCGTTCGTACAGACAAGATACTAAAAAAGTTACACAACAATATTATGACAACCGTTATTATGCTACCAATCTTGCTAGCGCTGATAGAAATGTCGCCAGAACAAATAAGACTTATGATACATCTGTTCAACAAGAAATTGTATTAGAAAGTTATTATATTAATTTGGCACAAGGACACTGGTTGGAACAACTATTCACTTCACCCCAAATATATTTATTAAGGGAAGATTATGTTTCACCAATTGATAGACAAAACAAGATTTACAAAGACTTACGTCCTTTACAATTACTATCAACACAAGTAGATACAATCACCAAAAAGCACAAAAAGTTAAATAAATATAGCATAACATTTAAGACTGGCGACAGTTACTTTGTTAATAAAGGTTTNTAATTTATGGCGCAACAGCAACAAACGGTACTACAAGTNCAAACAAATGCGGGTACAGTTCAAACATACCANGTTTTAGATTTATACAATTCAGTNCCAATTAAGATTGTTAAGAGTTATGCGGAATTAACTGACATATCAAAGAAGAACACAGACTATTCTTTAAACATTCAAGTACCAGGTTCAAAGACTAATAATAATTTCTTTAATAGTTTTTTTGATGTTGATATTCAATACTTTACATTTAATGTAAATTATAAAGTACCTTGTCAAGTTCTAATTAATGATGTTGTTTATTTTAGTGGTTACCTTAAATTAAATAAGATTAATGTACAGAATAGTAAGGTAGAATATGATGTAACATTATATTCAGAACCAGCAACTTTGTTTGGTGATATTGGTGTTAATCTAATGAAGGATTTAAACTTTAGTGATNATGAATTTACATTCAATCACATTTTTAGTTTAGATGAAGTTTATACAGGTTTTTATACCAATAACTTTGCAATCAGTGGTGAAACTCCTATGATGTTTTTCTATCCAATTGTTCATAATGGATATGAATATTCTGGTGATACAGTATTTGTATCAGGTTATACAAGTCCTTCACAAGCAACATCTTATTATACATCAACAGTTCCTATTGGAACTTATACAAATGAAGCGGCAGCGATTGCTGCTGCAGGTACAACATCAGGTTATACAAATTATCGTGATTATCGTATCAATACTCCATATAAAGGATTATTTGACAACCAATTAAAACCAGCATTATCTGTATATGGTTTAATTAAGTTAATGTTTAAACAATATGGTTATTCAATTAAGTCAGACTTTTTTAATACACCATGGTTCAAAACATTATATACCTATGGTATGTTTAGTTCTGATGCTGTTAAATTCAGTTGGAACTTAACAACTATTGCAACCTTACCACCATCAGGTGTAAATATTGTTGCTAACCCAAATACAGGTTTAACTATTGTGGATTTAATGGTGTATCAAAATGATACTGGCATTCCTGTTTTTTGTTCTGCAGATATTTCTGTAACCATTCAAGTATTAAGAAGATGGCAAGATGATTTACATATTTCACACAATACAATTGAGTATTATACATATCCAATACAAAATGGAACGTCAGGTACAACAGTTAATATAGACCAGTCAACACCATCAAATACAACATATAGACACTTTCAAAAAATATATCAAGTAGTTCCAACAACAGTTGGTATTGGTAGTTTAGATAGTATCAAATACTTACCTACTGCAATTAATAGTCCTGTACCATATTATGATGGTTCCTATGTGGATTTTAATAAAGCTTTGGACCCTACATTTAAACAAATAGATTTTTTATCATCAGTCTTTAAGAAGTTCAACCTTGTTATTGTTGCTGATAAAACGGACACAAAGACTATGATTATAGAACCGTATCAATATTGGATTGGTACCGGTGAAATTCATAACTGGACTGATAAGCTATCTTATGACAAAGGATTTAGTGTGGACCTACATGGAACTATATTGATAGTACCATGATATTCAAAGATAGTGATGATGGTGATTATGGAAACGTTACATATAAAACACAGAACTTATTAAGGAACTATGGACAGAATAATGTTTATAACCCAACCAATTTTAAAACAACAACAGGTTCAACTGAAACATTATTTGGACCTGAAATTATTCGTCAGTGGGATACAAATGATACAGCACCAAATGGTGGCATACAATTACCATTAGGTATTAACTATGCGGGTACATCACAACAATTTACAANCTTACAAGGTAATACAAGAAATTCATATCAATATACAGGTGTAAGAACCAAACCTAAATTAATTTATAACTTAGGTCCACAAAATATATTCCTTGATACATTAGGTGAAGTATATGACAATACAAAACAATTTAAAACATATCTAATTCAAATTAGACGTTCAAATGGAACTGTTCCTTCTGTTGGATATGGATATGAAACTATACCGGTTATTTCACATACTATGCCGATGGGTTGTGCGGACAACTATAAAATTAATAATGATAGTGCGTGTTTATTATTCCAATCAGAAGTTCCAACTTATTTAGATGTTCCTACTTACAATACTTACACAAATAATGGTGCATATAATTTATACTATGCAAATAGAATTGGTAACTTATACTCACCAAATACAAGAGTATTAACTGGTAACTTCTATTTNAAACCAAATGAATTTTACAATCTTAATCCAAATGATTTAATTAAAATTAAAGACCAGTACTTTCTTTGGGACCAGATAAATGGATATAACTTAACACAAAGTGAATTAACTGAAGTTAGATTAATACAAGTTAATAATGCGGCATCAACTTATCCAACAAGATATTTTAAATACAAATATTGTGACGAACCTACATATTCATTTCAATTTAAAACAGACTTTACCAATCCTAATTTATTAAACACAAATTATGGTTGGAGTATATTGTACGACCATGCTGTGGGAACTATCTATGGTAACAATCCACCAGCATCAGGTGTTACAACAACATTTACTTATTTTACAGGATTAACAAGTTATTATGTTTGTTATACGTTATATGAAATTACTGAAGATGAATATAATAATGGAACAAGTTATGATTGGAATTATGATACATTAAAAACTCATATATATGATAGTGGTAATACTTTTGGTANNGGTATGCCAACTTATTGGGTTAATAGAAACAATAGTAAAACAGGATTAAATTTATTTTCAGGTTGTACTTCATTTGCAACAACTGCAAGTACATATGATATTCCTGTTGGTAATAGTCAATATTTTGGAGCGCCTAATTTACCTACTCCAACACCAACTGCTACTGTAACAAGTACACCACAACCTACTCCTGTTACACCAACTCCTACTACAACTGTAACTGTTACACCTTCTAATACAAGTACACCAGCTGTTACTCCAACTAATACAGTTACACCTACTAATACAATTACACCTAGCGTTACAAGTTCACCAACACCTACACCAATCATTTGTACTTTAGGCGGTGATGCACAATATATTGCACCAACTCCTACTCCTACCGCAACTGTAACTTTAACGCCTTCTAATACAAGTACACCACCAGTTACCCCAACAAATACGGTAACTCCTACAAATACT